TGACCGAAAGCGATGCCACCACGGTTGCTGCCCTTCGCGAGGACTATAACGGCTTGATTGCCGAGTTGCGAAAGGCTGGGCTGGTCGCCGCTCCTGCGAGTGGTGATGACCAGTGATTCTTTCCTTGGATGAGGTAAAGACGCATCTCCGAATCCAGCATGACGAAGAGAATGACTACCTTGAAACCTTGATTGCACAGGCACAGGCAGCAGCAGAAGACTACACCCGTGTAGAGTTTTCAGCCGATGCACCTGAGCCTGTACGCTTGGCTGTTCTGCTAATGGTCGGTCATTACTATGAGAACCGGGAAGCAGCAGATAATATCGCGTATGCAACTATGCGTACAGCGTTTCAAAATCTGTTGTACCCGCATCGTGACCCTGACAAGATGTTCTGAGGAGGTGGTTTGTCTTGCGAGGTTATAAAAACTTTGAAAGCAATCCACGCCCTGGCGACCTTCGTCACATGGTCGAGATTGGCTATACTGAAAACATCATCAATGAAAACGGCTACCCAGAACCCAAGGACATTACCGTCTGTCGGGTATGGGCAGCCGTTATTGATGCTGGTAACCAGCATTATCGTTCAGCTGATGTGGTTAACACCGAAGCTGTTCTGAACTTCACGATTCGGTATCGAGCCGATGTAAAGCCCGGCATGTGGGTCAAGTTCCAGGATGAAAAGTGGAACATTTCTACACTCGGCGAGTATTCCTTCAAGCGCACCTATCTCGGCTTGAAGGCCTCCCTGTCGAAGGGAGTGAGCGGCTAATGCGACAGGTGCAGCTTGCGCTTAAGGATATCGGAATTCCGGTCATGGCGGGTATCTGGAGAGCAACGTCGCCCAATCAGAACCCACCGCTTCAGTATGTTGTGTATTCGACAACCACAACTGAAGCTGCCCACGAGGACGACCATGTAACTTCACTTCGTACATTTATCTATCTGAACCTTTGGAGTGACATTGATCCAAGTGCAATGCGAGAAACAATTCGAAACGCTATGTATGCTGCTGGTTTCTTTATGGTTGAGGAGTCTGATAAGGGCTATAACCAGCCTGCTTATGATACAGCCACCCGGCAGTACACCGTGCAATGGACATGGGTTTGGCGAGAGGATGTTGACTATGGCAATTGAGCTTCGAGGCTTTTCCGACTTGAAAGACGATCTGCTCAATCTAGCAGCTGCACTGGAAAACGGCACAGGTGTGAATCGTGCGCTTAAGGCCGGAGCGATTCCGATTGAAAAACAGATGCTGCATAATGCCTCCACCGACCCTAAGCAGATATCCGGCGATCTGCACGACTCTATTAAAACAGGTAGAGTCAAGAAAAAGGCAGGCGGCGGCAAGAAAATCAACATCGGTGTTCACTACAAGGAAAAAGGTGCTTATTATGCCAATCCGGTCGAGTTCGGCCACGGCGGTCCTGCTCCTGCTCCTGCGCACCCGTTTGTGAGACCTGCGTTCGATACCAAATGCGATGAAGCGTATGAAGAAATGAAGCGCGTTATGCGCGATGAACTATCCAGACTATAAGGAGGAAATTAATGATGGCTACTCCCGCTGCTTCCCCGGCTGTTTCTTCGACGGTCGGTTTGAAAAATGTTGTCATTGCACCCCTGACTACTGACACTGAAACGGAACACACCTATGGTGACCTGCAGTTGATGGCTGGTGCTATTGAGGCATCCATTACCCCTGAAAATGCTGATCCTGATGTTCAGTACGCTGATGACGTTGAGTTTGACGTTCTCTACCCGGATCCTGAGCTGGCCTTTAAGACCAAGATGGCAGACATTCCTCTTCAGATCCAGGAGATGATCTTCGGTAACAAGATCGACGATAACGGCGTCCTGATTCGTACTTCTACGGACAAGCCTCCGTACTTTGCTGTCGGTTTCATGAGCGAGAAATCCAACCATAAGTATCGCTATGTGTGGCTCTATAAGGTTCGCGCCAAGCCTGTCACCGAAAACTATGCTACCAAAGAAGGTACGACTTTGACCCGTCAGACCGGTGAAGTCGAATGGACAGCAATTAAGCGTACACACGATGGCCAGTATCAGGCGGTTGCTGACGAAGGCGAGAATGGGTTTACTGCTGAAAAGGCAGCTACCTTCCTGACTACCGTTTACGAACCGACCTTCACAACGACCTAATGACCTCAGCTGCCGCATGGTGTAAAACTGTGCGGCAGCAAGCTTTTAAGGAGGATTTCACATGATTACTTGCACTCTGGGCGATCAAAAGTATTCTGTCGACTTCATCAGCGGTCGCGCACTCCGCGAGATGGAGCCTGCTGCCAAAGTATATGGTAAGCTTGTGCGCATTTCCAAAGATGCCACGGAGGGCAAGGATGTATCTGGCGAGCAGGTAACCGTCGCTGATGCCCTTGATACCATGGTCAAGTGGTTCTGCATTCTCTTCGGGAACCAATTCTCTCCGGATGACATGTATGACCATTATCCCGCTGACCGGCTGATGCATGATATTACACTTGCTCTGATGGCAGTGCAGACGCAGACAACCGAGGTGCTGGATACTTTCCCTACGATGCCGGTAACGAAGGAAGCGGAGCAGTTGATGATGGAGCTGCCCGAAGAGGAAATGATTCCTCAGTTCTGACGCTGCCGGAGTATATCTACGCAACCTACAATGAGTTGCTCAAAGCAGGTTGGCGTATGAAAGAAATTGACGAAATGGACATGCTTGGCTTTCTACGTCTGCGAGCGTGGGATGCACAGCGTGAGCACATAAAAAAGCAGCCGAAACCGGCTTTTATCGACGAGATTTGGGCCGACTTAAAACCCATTTGAACTATTCGCTTTTTTAATAGTTCGTTTTCTAATTGTCAAATGATCATCGAACTAGTCAACGGGAGGTGAAACTATGTCTGAAGTCTTGCGCGAGTTGGTGGTCGCGCTTTCCCTGGATAGCGATAACTTTGCACGTAACCTGCGCACCATCAATCAGCAGATCAAAGAAGCAGAGTCCACTTTCCGACTTGCAGGTGCGGGTGTAGAAAATTTTGAAAAGACGCTCGGAGGTACTGAGGCTAAGCTGACAATGCTTGGCGATAAGCTTACTCAGCAACAAAGAGCTGTTGATCAATACAGTCGTGCGCTCATAGCCGCTAATGATAAGCTCAAAGAGAACTATAACCGGCACCAAGAATACACACAGAGGCTCCAACAGGCTAGAGAACGACAGGAAGACTTGCGCTTTGAAGTCGAAGCTGCAACACTGGCCTACGAACGCTATCGTGATTCGCTGGGCGAAACAGACTCTGCAACCATAGCAGCCAAACAAAACATGGAACGCTATCAGGCAGAGTATGATGAAACATCTGAGGTAGTTACGAAACTGGATGGCCAGGTTAAAGCCTTGCAGAAAACCATGCAAAACAATGCAGATGGTATTTCAAAAGCCAAGACTAACCTGAACAACACCAAGGCAGCTGTAAAAGAGACTCAAGCCGAAATCAAAAAGCTCACAGAAGAGCTATATCGTCTCCGCTCTGGTTGGACAACTGCAGGAGACGCCTTGCTGTCTTTCTCCAAAAAGTGTGAAACACTCTCCAAAGGCATGGTTACCATCGGTCGCAGCATGACAGCATCTGTCACTGCGCCAATTGTTGCACTCGGTGCTACTGCAATCAAGTCTTCAGTGAATTTTGAGTCTGCTTTTACCAGTGTAAGAAAGACAGTAGATGCAACAGAAGAAGAGTTTGAAGGTTTGTCGGATGAAATCAAGCAAATGTCTACAGAAATAGCGACCTCCGCCGATGACATTGCGGAGGTTGTTGCTATTGCCGGTCAGTTGGGCATTGAAAATGAACACCTGACAGAGTTTGCTCGCACAATGATCGATCTGGGTAATAGTACTGATATCGTTGCAGAAGACGCTGCTTCAACTCTGGCCAAGTTTGCAAACATCATGCAGATGGATCAGTCCTTGTTTGGAAATCTGGGCGCAGCGCTGGTCGACTTGGGCAACAACTACGCAACAACAGAATCCGCCATCATGGAAATGTCCATGCGTCTTGCTGGTGCTGGCCATCAGGTTGGGCTGTCTGAAGCTCAAATTCTGGGCTTTGCTGCTGCATTGTCCTCCCTTGGTATTGAAGCAGAAATGGGCGGTTCCGCTTTCAGCAAAGCTCTAGTCAAAATGGAAGTCGCAGCTGCAACTGGCGGACAGGCTTTGGAGGACTTTGCTTCCATCTCAGGTTTGTCAGCTGAACAATTCAAATTGCTATGGGAAAACGATCCTGCAGCAGCATTCCAGGCGTTCATAGAGGGCCTTGCCCGAATGGATGAAGAAGGTATGTCAGCAATCGCTACCTTAAACGAAATCGGCATTGCAGAAATTCGTCTTCGTGATACTTTGCTCCGCGTCACCAATGCACATGAGCTATTCACTGAAACGCAGGCAACGGCTACTGCTGCATGGAATGAAAACGTCGCATTAACAACCGAAGCTGAAAAGCGTTATGCGACCACCGCAAGTAAACTTACTAATCTGAAAAACACAGCGCTTCTCTTTGCCCAACAGATCGGCGACGATCTGAATCCGACAATTCAACAACTGATCGACAAGGGCAATGAGCTTCTCACCTCCTTCTTGCAAATGGATGAAACCCAGCGGCAGACAATCATTAAGTTTGCGGCCTTCGCGGCTGCAGCTGGTCCTGCCATCCTAGTTCTAGGTAAAACCGTCGGTGCAGTAGGTCAGGTAACTTCGGTTCTAGGCAAAGCCGGTGTTGCGCTTGGTAAGTTTTCCGCAAAAGTCTCTGTTGCTGGTGGGGGCTTTGGTGGTCTGATCAAGGTGCTTGGCTCCTCCAAGCTAGCCATGGCAGCACTATCAGCTGCTTTGGTGTATGGAGCAATCAAATGGGCAGATTATGCGTCCGGTGCAAAGCAAGCACGTGAAGCGCTTGAGGGCATGGCTAAAGTAGCCGATG